CTCGAAGCTCGCGATCTTGGCCGCCAGGTCGTCGTCCGCGAACCGGGCGGGAAGGTCGAAGAAGAGATCGGCGGTCACGACGACCGGGCCTTCCGTCTCCCAGATCACCGTGCCGTCGTTCGTGGGATCGCCAATGTCCTGGTCCCAGGTGGGCTCGGTGCCGCCGCTGGTGCCCGCCTGGACGGTTCGGAACTTGAGCTCGAGCGCCCCTGCAGTAGCCGAGACCTTGTCGCCGACGCTGTAGGCGGTCGAGGGCAGCCACACGGCCGGGCCCGGCGCGGTGACGAAGGTCACGATCCCGGTGTTGGCATCGACGGTCCAGTCCGTCGTCTCCGTCTGCTCCACCGCATCGAGGAAGAACTTGAGCTTGAGCAGCCCGATTCCCTGGGCCAGGGTCTCGTTGTGGATCAGCTTGGTGAGCGTGCGCGTGTACGTGACCCCGCCGGAGCTGTAGGTCTTGACGCACTGGAAGGCCGTGGTCTGGCCGTCGCCGTCGCCGATCTTCTGGCCGGCTTTGGCATTGTCGGTCCAGTCGAAGAGGCGGAAGGCCCGGAGCCGCCCTAAGCGCGCGTACCAGAAGGCGAGGATGGTATCGAGCTCGCCCTGGCCCAGGGCGTCATAGGCGATGGTCCATTCGGCCCTGGCCGCCGCCCACACCGCGTTGCGGAACTCGTGCCCCCCCGCCGTCTCCACCACCGTGGTACGAAAACGGGGCCCGCCCTGGGCCCCGTAGGAGATATCGATCGGGAACCGGACCTCGTCGAAGCTCATCCGCCTACGCTCCTCGCCTCGGCGAAGTCTCCGGCGTAGCCAGGGCTGGCGGAGCTATGGCGGATGACCCGCCGTAGCCTCGGGCGAAGGCGGGTCATAGCAGCCGCGCCTTGGCCCGGTCGGCGGCGCGCGCCAGCTGCGCCGCGATCTGGTTCTCATTGTTGCGGAAGCTCCCGGCGTCGGGGGTCGTGACGTGGACGTTGATGATCACGGGCCGCTGGCTCTCACGCCTCTCCTTGATCTCGACCGGCACCTTGCCGGACTTCAAGGGGATCACCGCCTCGCCCCGGTGCAGCACCGCCGGGAACTCGTCCGGCGCGAGCCCGAACTGGAACCTGGGCGCGTTCGTGAGCAGCGCTGCTGGCACCACCCGCTCGGCGACGTTGGCGCTACCGACGAGGCCGCCCTCGTGGAAGTCGAAAATACCTGTGCCCGGGATCAGGGTCTTGCCGCCGCCGGCGCCGCCGGCGCCGCTAGAGCCCCCGAGCAGCCCGCCAAGGTCGAACCCGCCGGATCCGAAGATCCCGGTCAGGAATCCCTGGAGGGGTTGCGTGACGGTCAGCCGCAAGATGATGCGGATGATGTCCTTCTCGAGTCCCCGAAGGATGTCGGAGAGGGTCTTGCCCTCCACGACCGCGTCCTCGAAGGCGGAGACGAACACGTTGCCGAGGTCGCGCACCGCCTGCTGGACCCGCCGCGCCTCTTCCTCCTGCGCGGTGAGCCGGGCCAGCGCCATGTCCTTGGCGACCGCAAGCTCCTCGTATCGGTCGGCGAGAGCCCTGACCTGGTCTTCCTCGACCTTCGTGGCCTCGAGCGTGGCCCGGAACTGCTCGACGTTGGATATGATCCGCCGCGCGCGCTGGTACTCGTCATAAGCCGCCCTGCCGGCGCCAAGCGCCACCACTTCCCTTTCGAGGGCGGCAATCGTTGCCTCGGCCGCCCGAATCGCTCGCTGCCGATCCGCTTCGGCTACCACAATCGCCTGCGACCGGGCCGCCACGACGGTGGTGGTAGAAAGATCGGGCTTCGGGACCCTGGCGGCCGCGGTCGCCACGCGGGTAAACCTGTGGCGCTCCGCCTCCGCGAGGATCTCGTCGAAAAGGCCGCCGAAGAATGATCCGATTTGTTCCGCGGCCTGCGCGGTGAAGCTCGTCGCGAAGTTCCGCCCGACGATCGCCCCGGCTTCCTCGAAAAACCGCACGCTCTCGGGGTCTTCGAGCTTTCGGAAGGCGAGCAGCACGATTTCCACCACCGACGCGCCGAACGCTGAAATCTTGTCCAGCGTGAAGAGGGCGGTGTCGATGATCCGGCCGAACACGGCCGCCACCAAGTCGCCCAGGGCAATCAGCTCGTCCTTGAACCTTGAGACGATCGCCTCTCGCACCGACCCGAGCCGCTCCCCTACCGCATCCGCGGCCACCGTAATCCGATCCTTCATGACGCTGAATGCGCCCGCCACTACGTCGCGGACCTCGACAGCGCGGTCGCCGATGGTCACCAACTTGTCACGGAAGAACACCAGGGCCCCGACAGCAGCAGCCGCAGCCGTAGCGATCAATGCGAACGGATTTTTTCGCAGTGCACCAGCCAACGTTCCTAAGACTGTGCCTATTGAACCGATGATCCTTCGAAGCAAACCGAGAGATAATGGCAAGTTGAGTGCAACGAACGTGATCCCAGCCGCAGTTGCGGCCTGAATCGCGCGGGCCAACTTGCTGAAATTGTCGGCCAACGCACTTACCCCGTCCGCAAGCGCAGCACTAGCCGACGTCGACTTGTCGGCCAGCCCCAAGTAGCGAAACACCTCGTTCGAGAGCTTGGTGAAGGCTTGTCCGACCGTTGCCGGTATCTGTTGAAACTCCCGGTCGATGAGATCGGCCTGGCTCAGGATTGCCGCCGCGACTGCTTCGGCGGACAGTCTTCCTTGTGCGGCCAGCTCCAGGAGTTCGTCGGTCGTCCTGCCCAGCCCGTCCGCGATCGCCTGTGCCAGCCGAGGCACGCGACTGAGGATGCCCTGAAGCTCATCGGCGCCCACCGCGCCCGACGCGAGGCTCTGGGCGAATCGCATGAGGGCGGCGCTCGCCTCCGATCCTCTCGTGCCGGAGACGACGATCGCTTTGTTGACGGTCTCCGTGAGCCGCAGAAGCTCTTCCTGCGACCGGCCCAGGCCGGCTGTGGACCTTGCAAGACGCACATAGAGGTCGTTGGTCGCCGTGAACGACGCGCGCGTTTCCTGCGCGATTTCGAAGAGTCGTTCCTGGACCTCCGCAAACTCGGCCGACGAGTCTGTGACCAGCTTCAGACGCGTCTCCAGGAGCTTGTAAGAATCCGCGAGGTCGATGAGCCCGCGCAGCCCAAGCGTGGCCACCAGCGATTGGATGCTTAAGAGTCGCTTGCGCAGGCGCTCGAAGGCCCCATCGACCTGCTGGACGCTGCGGGCGGCTGCGCCGGCGCCCGTCTTCAAAGAGACGGTCGCCCGCGTGAACTGCCGCGCCCCTTCGCCTGCGGCGGAGGCGTCTATCGATACTCTAACGGTTGCCATTTGCTTTCAATCGGTGGTTGCCGTCGCCTGTGCCTTGACTTATCATTACTTTTTACGCGTCTGTTGGCGTCATTATCGGATCCTCGATAGTTCGATGGCTCAGGTTAGAATCCTTGCAGGTGATATCGAGCCTCAAAAAGCTTCTCTCGAACTCTGGTTCGGGGCCCTGAAGTGTCGCTACAACGACGGTCCGGAATTTTCCTGGACTGGGTACAACAGCGATATTGACGTGGCGACCGACGTTGACCGGGTTGAGGTTCAAACGGAAGATTCGGTCAAGACGCTAACAGGCACCGCCAGCTGGGCGGCCGCGGGCGCGCTGCTGGCCGGCCCGCTCGGTGCGGTCATCGGCGGCGTGTTGGGCGGCCACAAGAAGGAGGTCTGCTTCGTCGTCTATCTCAACGACGGCCGCCAGTTCCTCGCCGTCGCCGACTCGGACACCTTCCGACAGATCCAGGCTGCGGTATTTTAGACACTGCCCCGGCCCTCGAAGGCCCCGCTCACGCTCCGAACAGACCTGTCGATCCCGGCCACGTTCCGCTTCACGTGCTCGGCGGATCGACTGAACTGCCGCGCCCCTTCGCCTGCGGCGGAGGCGTCTATCGATACTCTAACGGTTGCCATTTGCTTTCAATCGGTGGTTGCCGTCGCCTGTGCCTTGACTTAGGATCGGACAGTCTGCGTTACTTTAACGACAGACGCGTAATGGGCCGCTGCATGGCCTTCGTTCGAATCCTCGCCGGAGACATCAAGCCTCAGACCGCTTGGCTCCAGGTCGGGCGCAATAAGGTCCGGCTTATTCACGAAGATGACCGTTGGCTTTCGCGTATCGGCCTGGCAAGTAGCAAGATCGACTTCAGGAACGAAGTGGAAGGTGTCGAAATCCAGACCGAGGAGTCGGTCAGAGACTTGTTGGACACCGCCAGCTGGGCGGCCGCGGGCGCGCTGCTCGCCGGCCCGCTCGGCGCGGTCATCGGCGGCGTGTTCGGCGGCCACAAGAAGGAGGTCTGCTTTGCTGCGTACCTCAAGGATGGCCGTAAGTTCCTCGCCGTCGCCGACTCGGACACCTTCCGACAGATCCAGGCTGCGGTGTTCTAGGCGCTGTACGACAGCGTAAAGAACACGCTTCTTGCTCCCTTAAGTTCGACTCAGTCCCTACGCCGCTTTTCCGCCGCCCACTTCAGGTATTCGGCGTCCATCGCCTGGAGAAGCGTCAATATTTCGCCGCGCTCATCCGGGCTCCCATAGCCCATTAACCGGCAGTAGGCCTCGATCTCTCCGACCTTTATTGGCTCCGGCCCCCAGGCCCCCCCGCGCGCCGCGCTCAGCCGCGCGAAGGCCTCGCCCAAGTACTCGTATCCTGCGGGGATCTCCGGTCTGCGCTCCAACGCCGGCGTCGGCCCGCCGCGCGCGGCACGCTGCTCCAACAGAGCCAAGTGGGGACCCCACTCGAGTTCCCACCTGACCCGCGCCGCTAGTTTTTTGCGGCCGCCTCCAAGGCAGCCAAGTCTTGGTCGCCCACCTCCTGCGCCGCCCAAGCCACGCCGTCCCTGAACTTGCGGTACTTCCGATCGGTGAGCAGCGTTTCGGCCATCTCACGAGAGTAGGGAACCGGCTTGCCCTTATCATCCGTGATGCCTTCCCAATCGAGCAATACCGCCTCGAGCAGGCACCGCGTGTTGATACGGTCGATCTCGTCGATATCGACATCGGCCCCACGAACGGTGGCCCTGGTTACACGGCGCATCAACTTCGACTGAAGCCGCCGATGGGCGGCGCTGTGGATCGACCGGATCTTGACCCGGATTCCCGGAAGCGTCGGGATGTCTGTCCAGTCGCCTTCTTCTTCGCGCTCAACGTCAACGGCAATTTCATTTAGCTTCATGTCTTTTTCCTCTTGCGGTCAAGGCGGCGACACCCCGGCCCGCGCCGCCGGCGCCTTACGCCCAGGCAATGAGAATCCCGGCGCGGCCGGGCGTCGGGTTGCCGCGATCAGGCGGCGAAGCGGTCGAACTGGATCATGGCGTCGGTAGCTGCGTCGCGCCGCGCCTCATAGCTCAAGGTCGCGATCACGTCCTGGTCCTGGCCGCCGGCCACCACGTCGCCGTCCGTGAACTTGATGGATGGGAGCGTCACAACGTAGGCGTTGCCCGCGGCATCCGAGAGCCGGAACGAGAGTGAGGAGGCCGTGAAGTCCGTGTACTTCTCATAGAGCGTCCGGTCCGCGAAATAGGCGTTGAAGCTGCCCGTCACCCCGATCGTGCCGATGCCAATCTCCGTGTTGCCGAGCACGCCGACCGCGGGCCGGCCCCGGGTCGCGTTGTTCATCTCCAGGGAGATCTCGGAGACGTCGAGCGTCGTGGCCGCGCCGCCCTCCTCGATGTTCTGCACGTTGTCGATCGCGTTCATGACGTCATTGGTGGGTGCCGCGACCGGACCGCCGGTGCCCACGGTGGCGCCCGCCGGCACCCCGTTTTTGCCCAGGAACGCGAACGATCCGGTGATGATGTTCTCAGGACTCACGCTCAGCGAGAAGGTGCTGGCCCGCATGCCTGAGAACGAGATGAACTCGGTGACGTCGGCGAACTCCTTCTCCAGCGTGAACGATTTCTTGGTAATGCCGTTCTTGATCAATGAGCCCTTCATGGTCTCGTCGCCCGAGCCGGTCTCCGTGACCAGGGTCGAGGCTACGCCGACCGTATCGTTGTCCGGCTTGGACGTGACCCTATGGAAGCCGTTGTTGGCGGGGTCGGCGAAACCCGCGGTCTTGACCCACTGTCCGACCACGACGCTGGCGAACAACCCGCCCGTGAGCGGGTCGGTGAACTCGTCGCCGGTGGCGCTCGCGTCGATCCCGACCGGCCCGATGGCGAGGTCGGCTCCCCAATCGGCCATCATGGCGCCGGCGATGAGGTCGTCGAAGGCGGCATAGGAGAGCTCGAAGTCGAAGCCGCCCTGCGCCTCGATGCTCGTGCGGATGACGTCCGTCACCTGGCGGTCGGAGCGGATCTCGCTCGACTTGGTGGTGTCGGTGGCGTGCTTGAGGCTCTCGCCCGTGAAGCGCAAATCGTTGAGCGCGATCGCAGGGATCTGTCCCCACGTCGTCTCCTCGAGGTAGCGGAGCTGGACTCGTGAACTGTCGGACATGCTTCTCTCCTCGTCACTCGATCTCGTCCGCCTGGAACGGGATCGTTACGTTGACCTGATAAAACCTTCCGTCGGGACCGATGCGGGCGGCGCGCGGCTTGCGGAAGACGACGCCGCTCACGGTGAGACCCTTGAAGATCCCCTGCACGTCGTCGGCGATCTCGCGCGCCTCGCCGTCGCCGGACCCCAAGGGAGTGAACACCTGCACGATGGCGACGCCGGTGTCCCGGAACCGCCGCGTCGAGCCCATGGCGACCTGGAAGCTGTCGCCCTCGACGACCGTGAGCCGCACCCAGGAGCTTGCTGCCGGCGGGTCTCCGGCCACGTTGTCGTAATGGATCGGCACAGTCGGGCGCGCGGTGGCGAACTCGGTCGCGAACCGGCTCCTGATCACGTTGGCCGTGGCGGCGAACGCCATCTCAGAGATCCGCGTTGGCGAACCGGACCTCGGCCGAGGCAACGGCCACCGCGTAGACGCCGCCCGGCGCCTGGTCCGAGCTCCCCTGCTCGATGGCTTCCGCATAGGGAAGCGCGTTCGCGACCCACACCACCCCGAAGGGCTTCAGGCTCGCGAGCTCCGCGCGCGCCTCCGCCATGTTCGGCGCGGGGATGACGGGCGCTTCCCCCGCCCCGTCGGGCGCGGCGAGTCCCGGGTGCACGGTCTCGTCGGGCGCGCCCACCGCGATGGTGTGGCTCGCCCGATAGCGGCCCGTGCCCACGGGCGAGTTGGCGACGACCTGCTCGTAGACGAACAGCGCGACTTGGCGCTGGACCTCGACGATCTGCGCCTCCACCTGGCGCACGGCCTCGTTCAGCTCGCGCTCGAAAGCCCGAAGGTCCGCGTCAGGCATGGCCCCATCCCGCGATGGCAAACTCCAAGGGCACCAGCCTCGAGGTGCCGCAGGCAAACGCCTCGCCGCCGTCGACTGGCCTCACCACCACCAGCCGTTCGCCGCAGACCGTCATGCCGGTGTCGCCGACCATGACGACGGGCCCGTCGAACACTTCCCCGCAATGGCGGTACACCTGCTCGTTCATCGCCTGATCTGGAGCTCGTAAGCCACGACTTCTGCACCGACGTACTTGCTCTCCACGTTGACCACCTCGAAGACGTCGCCGCCGATGAGTATCTGGTTGCCGGGCACCGGTGTGAGCGCGAGATCGGCTGCCGCGATGGTGAGCCGCCTGTCGCCCCGGCGCACGACCGTCCCGTCGACGAACCGCGCCGCATACTCCTGTATGACGCCCTTGGCCTCCGTGTCCGTCACCGTGTCGGTGGTCTTGCCCGTCGCCGGATCGACGACGCGCGCGATCCGCCGCACCGTCACGTCGACACCCAGTGTGCGGATCACGCCGGCCGAGCGCCGCGCCGCCAGCGTCCGGCTCACAGCGCTACCCGACGGTACGGTGCGAGCAAGGCCCTTGCGCTGTCCGGGACCTCGCCGACCTTGTACGACGCGCTCCAGAAATCTCCGATCTTCTCGGATTGGATGGCTGGGTCGCGCTCGCGCGCCAAGTACCAGCCCTTGACCGTCTCGATGGCGGCACGCTCCACGTCTGCCGGCAGCGTCGGGTCCTGTATCCCCTCGGCCCCTGGAAGGTAATAGCCGCCTTCGTAGTCCACCTCGATGGTGTCCTTGGTCTCGCCGGTGAGGAAGGGCGCGATGTTGTGGCCCCGCCGCTCGGAGGACGGCCAGCCCGCCTCGCGGAACAGGAACCCGGCCTCGGCGTCGCGTACCGAGAAGTCGGTGACCGCGTCCCCGTCGATCAAAACCTGGGTCACGGCGATGATCGGCGTGCGCGACAGCACCAGGTTGACTCGCCCCACTGCCGACAGCGTCTCCTTCACGGTCTCGCGGGCGAAGACCCGGCCCGTCCACCGCTCGATCGCCGCGCTCGCCTGGGCTATGAGCCTTTCCAAGTGCTGGTCCGGCGTCTCGTCGTCCAGATCCAGCTGAAGCTCCTCCTTGACGACCGCGAGCGTCGTCAGGTCACGCGAATCGGCCGGTGTGACAATCGTGAGCGACATCAGACCCCGTTCATGGTGTGGTTGGTGAACACCTTGAGCGTGTCGTCGGCGGTCTTGTTGAAGGAGGCCGCGAACGCATAGCCGGTCAGGATCGGCTCGGAGGCACCCGGCGTCACGTTGGTGATCCAGCCATGACTGATCCCGGTCGCGTTGAAGTCCGCCTTGGTGTAGCTCGTGAGATAGGTCGTCACGTCGGTGCCGCCGCCGGTGTTGTCGGCGTCGCCATCGTTGGACTTGGGATAGGTGCCGTCGTGTGCCTTCTGGGTGCTGGCGATCGGGGTGAAGCCGCTTCGGTTTGCCGTCTTGCCCGGCGTGCCGGCGGAGCCCAGCTCGAGAATACCGAACGCATTGGTCGGGCTCTCGCCGGCGCCGCGCTCCGCGTAGTAGACGTCGCCAGCGTCGGTGACGATGTTGGATGCCGGGATCAGCAACTTGCCGTCAGGCCGGTGAAGCACCGCCAGCACGTTCTGGTGCTTCGGCACGAACGCGTCGAACATGGGCACCAGAATCCCGCCCTTGGTCTCGTAGACGTGGTTCAGAAAACCCGGAACGCTGCGTTTAAAGAGCATGGATGGTCTCCTTGCCGTTGGAGCCGCGCTTGACGGCCAATGCGGTTTCATGGACAGGCTCGATGCTGTTGTGGCCGCCCTGCCGTAGCTTCGCCGGAGCTTCGCTTCGGCGAAGGCCGGCGAGCCGACGGCTGAGCGTCCCTCGCCCCGCGCGCAACCGCGCCAGCAACAACAGTGAAAAAAAGCAGGCCGCGAGGCCTGCCACGAATGCGCCGATGAGTGCTGCCATCATCCCGTCCTCGTCCTCACCTTGAACCGGAATTTCCACCGAGCCTTGAGCCCGGCGCCGCCGTCGGCCACGATGTCGGCCAGATACTCCTTGCCCGCCGTGAACCCCAAGGTCTCCTTGAGGGTTGCCCGATAGTCCCCGTTGGAGCCCGCCACGAAGGCCATGGCGAGCGGCCAGGTCTCGCCCGCGACTTGCGCGCCCTTCACGTCGGTGATCGTCACGGTGACGGTCTTGTCGTTGAGGAACTGCCCGGCCGCTTCATCCTTGAGGCCGATGACTTCCAACAAGTTGTCATTCTGATGGAACGCGACGCGCATCACTGCTTGTCCTTGTTCAGCTTGGGGTCGCCGCTGGCCGCGGCCCGCACCCCGGGGTCGCCGCCGGCGCTCGCACGGCTCGCGATGGCGCCGCTTGCCGCGGCCCGCACCCCGGGGTCGCCGCCGGCGCTCGCACGGCTCGCGACGGCGCCGCCGACCGCAGCCCGCAACCTGAGCGCCGCCGTGACGAAGGCTTCCATGACCACGCCGACGAGCCCGAGCGCGGCCTCTGCGACCGACACGGCCTCGTCCGCAGCCCGGACCAGCACGCGGGATCCGACCGCGGAGTCGGCTATCGCGAGCGTCTCGGCCGCGCGTCTCGCAAGCGCCCGCGCCGTAACGAAGCCCTCGGCGGCTTGAACCGTCTCGCCTTCGGTCCGAGCGAGCGCCAACGCGCGGGCGAGGCTTTCGGCCGCGTCCACGGCCTCGCCGACGACCTCGACAAGCTTCTGGCCGATGATGCGGACGATGGTCTCCGCGATCCCGACGGTCTCGGTGGCGAGCCGGACCAGCGTTCGGACGCCGACCCGCGTCTCATTCACCTCGACCGTCTCGACTATGGCCTTGATCCGTCCGCGCAGCCGGTCGATGAACTCTGCGATATTGACCGCTTCGGCCTTCGCGCGGGCGAGCGCCAAGGCCCGTACGGCCGCTTCCGTAATCTCGACGACCTCGTCGGCGATCCGCGCCAAGCCAAGGGCGCGGGTGATCGCTTCCGATACCTGAACCGTCTCCGCCTTCAGCCGCGCCAGGACCCGG